CCTGTATATAACAAGACTATCCTCAATCATTCTTAATTGATTAAGTGATTTAATTGCTTTATGGAGGTATGAAAGAACAGTACCTTTATTTCTATCAACTAATCCAGAACTACAATAAGTAATAGAATCTTTAGCAATCTTTACTGCATTCTTACTAGCACCAGTAATCATCCCTGATGGATAATTTGGTTTTGGTGTATATAAGAAATACTCTTCTATTTCTGGTTCTACGTACTTAGCATTACTTTCAGAACCCTTGTTCATATCAAGGACTTCTTGCTTCTTACTCTTTTTCTTCTCCTGACGAACATACTTCATCTTCATAGGATCAATATATCTTAGATCCTGTATACCCTCTTCAGGTTTTTTAGTATCAATAACTTTTAAGTAATATACCCTTCCATCAATATACCAATTTTTAAAAATTTCATGGCACTTTCTATCAAAGTCCATGATTTCTTTTATTGTTTTAAATTCTTCTCTAATTACTTTTTTTATTTTATCACTAGCATTCAAGTTGGAAAGTTCGATCTCTACAGGTGAGTCATATAAATCACTAACAATCGCTTCATTGACAACATCTTCAATAGCACCATCACACTCAGGGTGTAATGCCATCTCTCTATATCGTTTAATTAAATCGTGTTCGGTTCTGAATACGCCTTCAATATCTACATACTGACCATAAAAGCCACTGCTAATGTAGTTATCAACCCCGTCCTGATTGGTTTGAGGAACGGGGGATACTACAGAAGGTGGCGTTTTTTGGCTATCGTCAATCGAGAACCCAAAGAGTTTTGCCATAGTATAAACTTTTTCCTACTATTATAGCACTATTTAGTCTATTTTAGTTAATGTCTTCTCCACCAGCGTTTGCACCAGTACCTTTAACTGCTTCCCACCACTGAACTTGTAGTTCAACTGTGAACTCTTGGATACCTGCAGAATCATAAGATAATTCTATAGGGGCGACTTGAGTTGGGAAAATATCAAAGAAATGATACTGTCTTAGTGTTTCACCACTACGATCCAACTGATAAACAAAAGCATCTGCTTGATAGTCTTCTGCGTTAGTTGAACCTGTGTTATCTGATACTTTGTTAATGAAGTTCATCCACTTCTCAAATGCAGAGCGAATTGAGAAATCAGTATCATTAAGAACAGTAATAGACCATGTATCAAACGTTCTATCTCCAGCGATTTTTAGAACCCTTCCTCTGAAAGGAACTTCGATTGGAGCAATGTTAGATGCTGGTAAAGCAGCAGTCTTAACTAAGAATCTTGCTTTTTGCAAAATGTCATTAAGACCATCGACTTGTACTGCCTTTGGAAATGCTAGCTCAACCTCAAATAGGTTCGAACGAGCACCGCCACCTGTAAGCTTACTCTTAAAATCAGTAATCTTCCTTAGTGGAGGCGGATTTAATTGATTGCGTGTTGCCATAGTTTTGTAACTCTAAGGTGGATTAAACTTTACCGATGACTTCTTCAAATGCAACACCAGTTCTGGTGGCGATGAAGGTTAGTCCGATGAAGTTAATAGAACGGGCAGGTTTAATGTATATATCGGCAATAAACTCATTATTGTCGATTACTGCTGCGGTGTTGTTTGTTTCGTCACAAATAACAACATAATCATAGATTCCTCTCTTAGACTGAACGTCACGTAGGAATGGTTCAATGATGTTCACAAAGTTAGTCCTTGTGATTTCATCGTTGAATTCGAACAACTGATCTTTAGCAGCAGCTGATATAGCATCCTCAAGGTAGATAAACAATCTACGAACATTAATTCTGTCAAAGGCAGATGCTTTACCATATCCAGTCTTATCACCGAATAGGATAATTCCTGCTCCTGGTGATAGAATAACTGGGTTAATTCTATTAGAATATAATTGATCTCTTTGTGCTTTACCTGGGTTGTAAGCAAGTTTCACAATATTGAGAATAGCACCTCTGTTTGTACCTGCTGGTGAGAACCAAGGGAAGTCGGTTTGATCAACTCTGGCACAAGTACCAGCAAGGTCACCATTAAGTGGCACATAACGGAATGTATTATTAAATCTATCGTACATGTACTTATACCCACTATCAAATATACCATATGTGGTAGATGTGATAGGTGCATAGAAGCTAACGACGTTAGATGTAATAGTGTCATCATCCTGAACAGTTGCTGATCCAGCAGCAGTATCAGTAATGAATGCCTGTCTGTAAGGTGAAACAAATGCGATAGCATCTTTTCTTGCTTCAGCAACAGCGATTGCTTTATTTGCAATTGCCTGTGTCTTTTCCTTACTGTAGAAACCAGAACCTTGAAGAATGAAATCTACTTCATATTGCTCTGTATTAGAGAAAATGTTAAGACCACCAATAATGTCATCTACACCAGAATTCAAAGAACCTGCTGTATTGATGTCTGTTCCACCACCATAATCTAGTCCACCATTTAATTCGTATGTTGCTGCACCAGTAACTCCGAAGTTTACATTCTTGGAATCCTGATCCCAACCACTATCTGCATCAAGACTATTTGTTGCGGATGTAGCGTATGCTGATGTTGTAAGTCCTACAGACTTAACGTTCGAATCAACTTGAGTAAGATTAGGTGCTCCACCACCGTAGATGTATCTTGAATTGGTCTTAAGATACTTTCTCCAGTAAGAAGGACTTCCTGCAGAATATTCACCGTCCTTTGCTTTAGAAAGGTTAAGATGCTTCTCAAGAATCGTACCAGCATTACCAGTAACAGTTCCTTTGTCGTCAATTACAACAACGTGTACTTCATCAAATCTACCTCCTCTGGAAGCGGCATATGCTGAAGTTGATGGACGATCTGCTAGTTGATCCCATTCTAGTGGATCTAAACCAGTACTTAATCCAACGGTTTGCTGTTCAAACCAATCTCTTTGTGAACTATATGATGTTGCAAAACCACTTGCGTGTCCAATAGCAACTCCAGTAGGAGTGGCAGTAATACTACCAGTATTATTAAATGCGTATGTACCTGTAGGTTGATAATCAACATCAGATTCTACACCAGCAGCAGTTACATGTGAAAGAATTTTAACTCCAACAGTCGTAGAGTTAACTTCAGTAACAATACCTTTCAGATATCCATCTGCTTGTGATGTTGTACCAGCACCGATCAATGCTTTACCTATCATTGACTGGGTTACAGCATAACCAACAGTATTAACACCAACAACTGCAAGAAGTTCTTGATCTGCTTTAGCGTCACAAACACCTATTCTGATACCATTTGCCCAAGTACCTGGGTTTTGTGCAGCAATAACTGTACTTGAAATAGTGTTATCGTCATAACCCAACTGGTTATAATGATCATCATTCTTAATCTTTAATGCTGGTGTTGCATTGTCAGATGCATTTTTAAGTCCTGCGTCATCTGCTCGTACAACTTGCATTGTACCACCGTATGCTAAGTAGGAAGATGCTACCAACCAACTCTCATACTGCTTATCTGTATTATATGGCTTTCCATAAGTTTGATAAAGATCATCTTCGCTCTCAATCAATTGAGGAAGACCCACTGGACCCTTCGCAAAAGGAGCTGCTAACGCACCAATAGAACCAGATACTGGATCAACTCTACCAATTGTTAAGTCAACCTCTCTTACGATAATTCCAGGAGATGCTAAATTTAGAGGCATCTTTTTTCTCTCCGAATCTCAGTTTTAATCTAGAAATATTTATTCAAAGCGGTATTTTCATCGGGGAAACGATGCGTGAACATTACCAATCTGGGTATATCCAATCACTAAATACTCTACTTTTTCTATTCTTAACTATCCTTTGTATTGTACAAACTTTACATTCATATGAATATGATGATGGTATTTCTCCTCTATTTTTTCTAGTCAGATAATAATCAGTTAATAAATTCTTTACTTTACCACAAACTCTACACTTACGTTCAGAGAGTAATAGGTGTTCTAACTTTAACTGTTCGTCAAAGTCCATCATACAGATACAACTGCTGTTACTTCTGGAAAGACTTCTTGTATTTTACGTTCAATTCCCATTGTTAATGTTTGAGCACTCATGGCACATCCAGCACAAGCACCTAACATTCTTACCATAACAATAGGACCATCCTTAAGATAATCGATAGCAACAAATTCTAGATACCCTCCATCTGCTTCAATGTAAGGACGTAATTCATCTAATACATTGTTCACATTAACATCAGTTAATTCCATTATCGATAATCCCACATGTAGGAACGGTCTCCATATTCATCAGTATGCCATCTTTCTCCTTCATCGTCAATGAAACTTTCTGTCTCTAAACCTGTTTGTATAAAACCAAATGGTGCCATATCCTGTTCAATCTGATTCTTTTGTTCTTCATATATCCTTTTACGAATGTCATTATCTGACATTTCTTTAAAGTAATCTTGTTGAACTAACCATGCAAATATAACAAGACACATTGCTAAGTCATCATTACATCCTTCTTCTGCCTCAAATGATTGATGCTTCTGAGCAAATGTAGTTAATTCTGAGATAATTTCATAATCAGTAGTCAATAACTTATCATCTTCCAACATAGTCTTGAGGTTAGAACAACCTAACTTCTTAACTGCTGATGTCATTCTTACACCAAGTTGAGTCTTCTTACCAGAGAATCCTTGTCCTACTATCTGCCCATTTCTACCTCTCATAGATGCCATTAGAATATTTTCATACTCTAAGTCATATTGAAGGATACTTGCTACTTGATCACCTATATCATTAACTTCAATTAAAACATAAGCATTATTATATCCTTTTGCTACATCAAGAATAATATTAGGGAATAACATAGGTTTAATTTCATTATTCCTATACTTTGCTACTACTCTATATGGGAATTCTGTAGTATCAAAAACTATAAAAGCAGAATAATCATTACCTAATCCCCTAGCAACATCAACTGTAACTATGTAATTATGGTCTTTTTTAACATTTTCATAGATATCTAATCCAGCATTCCTCTGCAATGGTTCGTCATATACCATTGTTCTTAGTTTTGCTGGATTAATTAGGGTATTAACCGAACCTAAGAACTCACATTCAAACTCAATTTTGAATTGTTGTTCTGAAGTGTTTGCAATAGTTTGTGCTTTCCATTCAGAATCTC